TAACCCCATTTGGGTCGTTGTACTGCACTGTGAGTGGGTTGACGATTGGTGATCCGGAAGGAATCAGGACCGGGCGACGTACCAATTCGATGCTGTCCTTCGTCGGAAATCCATACCACCAGTACGGAGTCGCGGTGAAGGCGTAGTTCAATTCCGAGTACAGATAGTTGCGAGGGTCACTTTGGCCCGGAAAGTAGTCATACGTCTCAAGGATTTGTTCATTAAGACAAGCCGTCGCAGCTAAGATTTCAACCGTGTCCGTTGCCGCCTCGATGAAAGTGTTGATGGTATCCTCGTCATCAGAACCAGGCTCCGGAATGTCAACACGGGAGAAGTTACATAACTGAGCTATCGTGACAATCGGCCCTGACCGTGGAGTGATTATACTTTGGTACATAGATCGCACCCCTCTTTGATGATTCCCCGCCTAACATGCCAATAAGTGTGTAACCCGATGTGGGATGCTGCCTTCTGGTGTTCAAGAGAATTGTCAAGGTTGGCAGTCTTTAACCCACTTGCATGACTGCCTGCACTCTGTATCCGTGCTAAGTGCCCACTTTCTAAAGCCCATTGGCCAAACTGCGGATGATTGGTTTTGCCAGTTCGTCTTCCAGCAACACGCAGTTTCTCTCGTGCTTCTTCTGAACAGACATAACCAAGAGCACCATCTCCACCGGCAGTCAGGTTGTAGCCAAACCGTTTATCGTTCGTTCTCATTCCAGCGATGTAGTTCTTTTCAACCTGCTTCATTTCCTCTGCGTCGTCACCTTTGTAGACAGTGATAACGTCGAAGGCATCCGGACCATACTTGCGAATGGCATTGTGAAAGTACAGATTGGACCCTATGCGCGACTCTACACAGTGACGCTTAAACCTCTTCGCGGCTGTACCCTTTGTCCATCCGACATAGGCTTTGCCATTCGTTTTGTTCAGGTCGAAGTAGACTTCCATGACGGTTTAATACCTACTTCCGCATGTTGATAGCCAACTGCTTGGCATAAAGGTCGAGTGAGGCGCTGTTGCTCATAGCAGTGTCCATGGGGCAGTCAACACAGTTTTCTCCTTCTGCATCGCAGCCTTCATGTGTACATTTATTGCAATCGCCACCCATGCAGGATTCGCAATCACAGGTGCAACCAGCACTTTCAATGGCCGCGTTCTTTAGTTCTGCTGGAGCATTGCGGAACAACGACAGATCGAAGGAGTTCTTCACCGGAGCCTTCTTCCCACCGACGGAATCAGCATAGCCATTCTTTACTGCTTCTTCCGGGGTTAGCCAAGTCTCTGCCTTCATGTGAGCCAGAACATCGACCTTGGGCTTGCCCGTCTTCTCTACATAGAGGTCAGCGGCGGAACTTGTCACTGTTTCCAGAGTGTCCGCCATCTTGCGCATCGTATCCGCATCGCCCATAGACATACCCTGAGCTTCGTGCAACATATAGCAGGTGCCAGGGGCCATTGTGACCTTTCCTGAAGTGGCGATAAGTGAAGCAGCGGAGGCACACATTCCCACCACGTTGATATTCACCGGCTTGCCACACTGCGAGAGCAAATTGCGGATGCTCACTCCCTGAAACATATCGCCGCCGGGACTGGACACATTCACAATGACGGAGGAGAAATCACCCGCCTCTTCCATGGCCCCTTTTACAGCATCAACAGTGATGCCCTCGCCAAAGAAACTCTCTCCAATTACGTCGAAGATGTCGAGCGAGAGTTCCTTGTTGCTTGTCTGTGCGCGGAACGCGATAGGCGTTTTGTCTTTACGAAGAAGATCCATGCTATTCTCCCTTTGCCAAGGCGACTAAAGCAGCCTGCTGCTCTTGTAGCGAAAGCGTTTTGTAGGCATCGCAGTACCTCTGTGCTGCCGCAAGCGAGCACACCAGAACCTCACTGACAAACTGCGGCGTAAGATCTGCCTTTGCTGCCTTGCGCTGGATACGGTCAACAAGCGAATTGGTAATCGCTGACAGGCGGGTAGCAAAGTTGCTCACATCTTCACCACCGGCCGCATCCGCTTCTTCAGGCGGTGTACTGACTCCGGGTTTCTTACCCGCTGGAGGTTCTTCACCATCCGCTGCTGGAGGTTTCTGTCCCGGAATGAAGAACTCCTTCAGAACCGGGTCAAATACAGCACCATTGGCCGGGCCAGTGAGGAAATCGCCTCCGTCAATGGAGTCGCGATCCTCAATTGCTCTGGCTTCGTTGGGTGTCAATTGATAGGAATTGATGAGAATCTGGTTGGTTTCTGCCCGTTCTTTGGGTGATCCACGAAGAATTACATCCGCGTCGTGCTTGGCGTAAAGAGTGGCCCACGCCTTACGAGGTATGAGATCGCGAGTGATGCTCTGTTCAATGGCTGTCGTGTACGGAAGCAGGCAGGTATTGAAATACTCATCCAAGAATGCTGAGCTACTTGCATACGTGGAGTTCTGTTCGCCCATGCCGAGTTTGACCAACAGCGGCGCACCGCCAAGCACACGAATGATCTCCTGTGCATCCCACTTGCGCGACTCTAGTAGCTGGCTATCCTTGGCATTCCAGGACATTTTCTCGAACTTCATGTCGGGGATGTATGAGAACTTTCCTGCATTTTGTGAACCAGCAAAGTCTTTCCGGAGTCTGTCAAGAGTATTTTGGGCCTGAATCTCGGTTGGGGCAGTGTCTGGACTTACAGACGTAAGGAATCCACCCATTCCTAACCCGTTGGAGAATGTTCTGCCAGCGGTCTCCTCTGCGGCGATCAGGAGACTGATAGCCTCCTTTGCCAGCATGATGATCGAACTACCTTCCAGACCGAACCCTTCGAGGTTGAGTGCCGACACATGCCAAATCTCTTCCTGCTTAAATTCCCGGATGTTGCCCTGACCGTCTGAATAGCGCCACAACAGAGTGGGAGGATTGGTCTGTCTGTCCCAATGAGGTGCCATGTTCCAGGCCTGCAAGGGGATCAATGCGAGAATGTCACCGGCTCTGTCTAGTACCTTTTGGCAGTAGCAGTTGCTGTTCATGATCAACTGTGAGGCGAGAAACCAGCGCATCTGATATGAAGTTTGGTAGCTGTTTGGGCAGTAGCGAAGAATCGGATAGAGAGGGTCGGAAATCGCATGAGAGGTGCGCTGACGTCCAGCTATGGTTTCAGTCTTGCGCAGGATGAGAGGCATCTTGGCAATGTCGTTTGCCAGCACCCGCACACCAGACAAGAATGTAGCAACACGGACGGCGGTGGCGCGGGTGACAGCTTTTCCGGAAGATGCAGGGAAGCCGACGAGGGCCTGAAGCAAATCTCCCGATGGGGCTGCGAGAGTGCTCTCACCTTCATTCTTGAAAGCAAACCGGATGATCGAATTTATTTTGGCGAATGGATTCATCATGCCTCTGTTTGCCTGTGGGCGAACTGCTGGCTGTGTGAGCAAGAACCAATGGGCTCTACTGAAGGGTTATGGAACGGTCCTCCGGCTTCGAGAGCATCGGATCGTACCCGTACTGAATACGATTTCCACCAAGTCTCAGCGCACGATCCATCCCCAACCCAGCCGCGTGAAGAATGCTTTCCCAGTAGAATTCGTCATTAGTTTGCTCGGACTGACGTTTGTTCGGTCTGCCGGATCTGTAGGGCTTCGACAGCCCGGCACTACAAATAATCTGACTTACACGACTCTGCGTGAGCGAGAAATGAATAGCGATTTCTCGCTGGAGCGCATCCGGATGTTTCTTCGTGTAGATGACCACCTTTTGGACAATTGTCATCAGCTTTGTACCATGAAAAACTTGCGCTTGGGCCGGATCATGTTGTCAGGATCGATAGCTCTGCTAATGGCCATTAAAAGTGAGGCACAGCCGTCGATCTTCTCCCGTTTGCGGTCACGGGCTGGTTTGATAAACCCTGTGCCAACTTGAGTGGCCCAACGCAGATTGCTCATCTGCCAACGCATGACGGGATTGTTAGTTTGAGAGAGTTCGTGACGTTCGATCTTGCGCATGAGTTCAAGGCAGGCCGGGTTCATTTTGATGGGTGTCTGGGGATGAGATACGAACTTTTGCATGGGAAAGCCAGACTCGCCAAGCATCCTGATGAGTTCCGACGACCATGCATCGTCATAGGCAATTTCCTTCAAGTCGTACAGCTTGTTGATCTCTGTGATCTGCTCGGCGATGTACCGAACATCCGATAAGTTGCCCGGTGTAGGTTCTAAGAAACCGTCCCTTGCCCAAGTGTCGTAGGGAACATGGTCACGCTTCACGCGGTCTTGGATGTTGTCGGCAGGACACCAGAAATATTCGAGAACGCGCCACTTTTCTTCAGAAGTGAGTGGAGGGAACACCAACACGAGAGCAGACGTGTCGATTTTGGGCGCAAGGTCTACGCCACCGAAGCAGAGTTTGCCCTTC